CTGGCAGCAGCACGATGGCTGGCACGACGGCGAGGGACTCTGGCGGGGTGGCGTGGACGGCACGGATGGCGTAGCCGATTGGCGGCTCTACTGAGAGGAGCCGCTCCTTCATTGCGTCAAGGATGTTTAGGTCGTTCATTCAGGCGACACAACCGCAGGAGCGAGGAGATCCTCAATGAACGCGTCCGCCCACCCTTGTGCTTCAGCGCGGTCCGCCCACGGCGTTCCGTCTGGCCAATCTGGTTGATAGAAGAACGGCGCACCGTTCTCGTTTGGATTTTCGTCATCCCAAATACGCACAGCGTTTTGATCGTCAATCTCGTATCGATATCGCATCCATAGCCTCCTTTGTCAGATTGCTTGATAGGTGATCGGAACCAACAGTGCCTCAACCACGTTGTTAGACACTGTCATCAACCCAGAGGCTCCGATTGCGATGTGCTGGCTGTTGCCGTAGCCAACCTCACGGATGGTTTCTGCACCGAAGCCAGACGTTCTGGCTGTCCAGGTCGTTCCATCGGTTGATGTAGTCAATGTCCCGCCGGTGCCACCAGCAACATAGACGCCGTTTCCGTAGGTCACGCCGTTGATGTTGTTGGTGCTAAATCCTGACGTCCTTGATGTCCAGGTGGTCCCGTCCGTCGATGTAGTCATCGTTCCAGAGCCGCCTACCGCAACATAGACTCCATTGCCGTAGGTAACGCTATTGATGGCTGTCGTGCTGAAGCCAGAGGTTCGTGATGTCCAAGTGATTCCATCTGGCGACGTGGTCAACTTTCCAGCTGCACCAACAGCCACGTAAAGACCGTTTCCGTAGGTAACGCCGTTGATGTCCGTCGTGCTGAAGCCAGAGGTTCGCGATGTCCACGCAGTCCCTGTTGTTGACGTTGTCATCACGCCGCTATCTCCAACCGCGACAAACAGTCCATTTCCGTATGTGACGTTGTTTATTCGTGTTGAGTCAAAGCCAGATGTGCGCGACGTCCAGGAGACTCCGTCGCTGGACGTCGTCATTGTCCCAGAGTCGCCAACAGCAACAAAGAGGCTGCCGCCATAGACAACGCCGTTGATGTTTGTTGAACTAAATCCTGACGTCCTTGATGTCCAGATAACTGCGTCAACTGATGTCGTAAGCGTGCCACTTACACCAACGGCAACGTAAAGACCATTGCCGTATGTTACGGCGTTGATAGCCGTTGTGCTGAAACCAGAAGTGCGGGAAGCCCAAGCGCCAGCAACCGTGATCGCCATACTTGTCAGCGCGGAGAGTGCAGAGAGGTACTTTGAGTCGTAACTAGACAGTGACGTTGTTCCAGCCGATGTGACAACTGTCGCTGCGTCTGCAGAATAGTTGATCAAGGCATACGCGCCTGCTGGCGCTGTCACGGCAGTTCCAGCAAATGAACCAGATGCTGCGCTGATGTAGTAGCCACCTCCAGCCGAAGGCGTGGTCCACGTTGGAACTCCAGCCGTGCCAACCGAGAGCACCTGGGCCGCGCTACCAATCGCAAGGCGAGTCGGCGTCGCAGATCCTGACGCATAAATGATGTCTCCAGCCGCCGTGACCGTATTCTTGGGGATAGCCGTTCCAGCCAAGTCATAGGCTGACTTGACGCTGTTCGGCGTGGCTGCGGTCGTTGTGCTCGTGCTGCTCGTCGAGTCCGTCAACGTTGTGACGCCATAGACGCCAGCGGTCGTCGCCGTTCCAATTGTGGTTGGGGTTGTCCACTCAGGCACGCCGCCTGCAGAGACGCTCAACACCTGCGCGGCTGTACCAATGCCGAGGCGCGTGATCGTGGCTGACCCGCTTGCGTACAGAATGTCGCCTGCCGCTGTTGCGGTCGCCTTCGGAATCGCGGTCCCTGCGGTTGTGTTTGCAGTGTTGGCAAGATCGTAGGCAGACTTGACCGAGTTTGGAACAGCAGCCGTTGTGGTGCTCGTGCTTGAGGTCGAATCCTCAAGTTGGACTGCGCCCCTGACTAGAGTCGTCGCGTCGGCAACTGAGATGACTGGAGCCGTGCCGCCGGTTGACGAGATCGCGCCAGTCCCTGCGACCGACGCCACTTTGCCAGCAGCGAGGTCGTATGCCGACTTGACGCTTGCAGGGGTTGCAGCAGTCGTCGTGCTCGTGGATGAAGTCGAGTCGGTGAGTGTTGTGACACCGTAGGTGCCAGTCGTATTCGCCGTGCCGATTGCGGTTGGCGTTGTCCACTCAGGAGCGCCGAGTGCGCTGACGCTCAGGATCTGCGCCGCAGTTCCGATGCCGAGTCGCGTGACGGTTGCCGAGCCTGACGCGTAGATCAAGTCGCCTGCAGCAGTGACCGTATTCTTCGAGATGGCAGTTCCAGCCGTGGTGTTGGCCGTATTCGCTAAGTCGTATGCCGATTTCACTGAGTTTGGCGTGGCAGCCTTTGTGGTGGACGTGCTAGATGTTGAGTCCTCCAGCTGCACCGCGCCGACCACGCTTGTGGTGGCTGCAGCCACTGAGATAACAGGAGCAGTTCCGCCACTCGAGGAGATGGCGCCGGTGCCAGCCACAGAGGCGACCTTGCCAGCGGCAAGGTCATACGCGCTCTTGACGCTGTTTGGTGTTGCCGCCTTCGTGGTTGAAGTTGACGAAGTTGAATCTTCAAGTTGCACGGCACCGCTCTGCGCGGTGCTGGCTGCGTCAATGGAGACTGTTGCCGTCCCGCTCGTCGTAGACGCGTTGATCGGTGACGTGCCGACGACTACGGTTGCAGTGCCACCGCCGCCAGTCTGATTAACCCACTGCGTGTTGTAGTTGGTCGAGTCAATCTTGGCGAGCACTTGCCCAGCAGTTCCGCCAACCGGCACGCCAGTGCCTGCTGGACCAGTTGCTCCAGTGGCGCCAGTCGCACCAGTCTCGCCTTTGTCGCCGCGCGGAATCGAGAAGTCAAAGATTGCGGCGCCAGATGTGCCAACGTTTGTGACGGTGGCATTTGACCCAGCCGTTCCAGTAGTGACAGTGCCGACGGTGATTGTCGCGGCTGATCCGGCAGCACCAGTGGCGCCAGTTGCGCCTGTATCTCCAGTGTCGCCCTTATCGCCTTTGTCTCCCTTGACAAGAACAAAGTCAAAGACCGCTGCAGAGGATGAGCCACTGTTCGTGACGGCCACAGCCGTCCCCTGCGTGACCGAACCGACAGCAATGGTGGCAGCCGATCCCGCTGGACCCGCTGAACCTGTTGCGCCTGCTGGACCTGTTGGTCCCTGCGCGCCTGCAGGTCCTGGTGCCTGCACCGTAATCTCGGTGCGCGTGTCGTTGATCGCAATGATCTGCGTCGTGAGTTCAACCTCAACGCTCATCGCGTCACCTCTGGCGTGACGGTCGCGGCTCCTTGTAGCAATCGAGTCACTACCCCAGCAGCGCTCACAAGTTCAAGATCGTAAACACCGCTGAATGGCGCGGTAAGCCCAGCAGTCGTTGTTGCGGAGATGACGATGGCAATCGTGCCAGCCGATCCTCCAAGCGTGATGCCAGCAGCGTTAGTCAAACTGACGATGCTGGTGCTAGACGAATACGTCTCGCGGACTTGCATCCGCGCGCTGTAGCCAGTCAGGTTGATCGCCGTGCCAGCCGAGTCCTTCCACGTGACGGTCAGCTCAAAGGTTGCGCCCTGGTTGATCGTCAGGTCAAAGCTATTCCCTAGCGCCATTATCGGCTCAGCCCTTCACGCTTGCGGTACGCCTCAAGAAGCACCTGTGCCTCTGGATGCAGTGCGCGTGTCTGGCGAATAATCCCGCCAAGATCCTGCGAGCCGATCACGCCAAACGGCGAGGTGCGGCTTGACCAGACTGCGCCAGCCTGAATGATTGCTGCCTGCTTGACTGCGCTTGGCACTGCTGGCCAGCCGAAGACGCCGACCACCTTGACGCCGCGATAGACATCGCGTGGGAAGTTGCGTGGCCACGTCACCGACACGTCAATCTCGTTGTACGGCCAGCCGTCAAGTGCGGCGTTGCCTGGCGCGAGGTTGTAGTCGGTGCCGGCAGTCCACGTTGTCTCGTAGGTGCCGTTGGCATCATCATCCGTGGTCAGCGTGGTGATGCTCACAAGATCATCCACCAAGACGTAGCGGTAGTCCTCTGCCGTGTAGTAGCGCGTCTCCGTCGCGGTGCCGAAGCCTTGCTTGCGATCGGTGTAAAGGTCAATGAGTGCGTCGGTCGCATCGAGGACAGACTGCAGCGCCGTGTCGTCGGAGCTGTCGCTGATCCCGATTGCAGCCTTGAACTCGGCGAGACTTGCGTATGACATTTAGATGCCTCCGGTTTGTAGGACGTAGAGAGTTTCTGGACCAGCGTCGGTATGGATAGCATACAGGCGCTCACCTTCAGGAAGATAGAACTCGTTGGTCAGGCTGTCGTGGAGTCCGAAGCCATTGGCCGCTGTCACGGTGGCTGGTCCGATGAAGACCGCGTGGTTCTGACCGCCGTGCGAATGAAGGTAGACCTTTGAGCCGCCGCTGTTGCCAACGGCGACAAGGACCGCAGTGTTTCCGACCGCGTACTGAGCCGCCCTTACCGCCACTCGCTTTTCCCCTTTTCCCGCCCGCTGACAGGCGTTCGCTTCAAGGTGGCTGTCTTGCCCCACCTTATGACTACGGCACGCTCTACGTGCCGCGTTGGTGCCTCTGCGTTGATTCTA